CCAACGGGCGTTCAACCATTCTTGTGAGCCGTGCGTTGGCTTGGCGATTTGCGTAAGCATTACGGTACCTTTCTCTAAGTTGTGTGGTTCTCCTGTTCACCGTACAGGAGGGGTGTAACAAAGTCAAGCATCAAATTGGGGGTTGCCCAACATCACTACTTTCTGCACCATGCCAAGCGGGATGTGGGTGACCATGCCGATGGTGTCCATTTCTGGTTCCTCATCGGGGCACCATGAGCATGTTACCGACAAGTAACCTTCAAGAATGTCGGGCCATAGCCAGCCAACTGAGACGACGTGTTGTGCTTTGGGTTTATAGTCCCTGGTGTTTATCCATCCGTTCGCAGAGTCGAACGCGTCAATCCAATGGATTGCTACAAGTGACCAGGGGCAGGCGTTCATTTGTCGTACCTCGCATCATAAAGAAGGGAACATACATCCGCGGGTTTCAACAGGTAGCCCCACGCAGGGTTGTCTGAACGGCGAGCGAAGTCGCGGGACTCAAGAGTGTCTTTGTTCGCGTCAATGAAACGCTTGAGGCGGTCAACGGCGACGATGATGAAGCCACCGTCCATTGAGAAGATGTATACCCACCACTGTGCTTTTGTTACCTGTAGTCCTGATGGTATCCATTTGCCGCATTTGCGTGGGTTCTGACGCATCTCTATTGCCATGTTGCCGTTGCGGTAGCGGTCTGACTTCACTTCGAATGAGCCTTCGACGAGGGACTCCAACATTTTGCGGATGCGTTTCTCACCCATCTGCCCGTACTTCAAATCCTCAGAGAAGTTGAATGTGTTGGACTTGATGTCCCAATCGCTGTTCTTCACTGGGCGTACGTTTCACCAGTTTTGAACATGCGTGCCAACTCTGCTGTCGTACGGCTTGATGCTTCACGCACCATCTGTAAACAGCCAACATACCCTGCGAGGTCGATGATGTTGTCGGGGATGTCCAACCCGTTGTCGAGTTCGTTCATCAGTCGTGAGAGTTTGACGCACACCATGAACAGGATGCCGTCTTCAGCGGTCATCACATCGTCGCCTTTGAGTGCGTTGTAGATGGAAACTGTGCGCGAATAATCTTCGAGCGGATGCGAGTAGGCGTGTTGCCTGTCGCGTGTAATCAGTTCATGTGCCCGAAGAAGAATCTCCGCGCCTGCGGTCGGGTCGTGCATATTGTTTCCCCCTTGTGAGTTGTTCGACTTTGTTTATCAGATTCCACAAGTCATCTTGGTCGGCTGCCCCAGGGTAGACCTTCCTAAGAAATCTTGCTAATGCCTTCAACTCCATCTTGGTGAATTGTTCGCCCATTGTCAAGCATCCCCTCAGTCGCGTGGAACTCTAGGTGGTTGGATAGCCGTTCGTCAACCCTGTCAACCTTGTCCTCTACCCGCATCTGAGACTTACGTAGCACATGCAGCAAGCCGACAACGACCTGATGGTCGGTATGGTTTTCCTTCTTGAACTGTTGGATAATGGCGACGATGATGCCGCCAACTGCTGTGACCGCCGCAGCAACGATAAGTGCGGCGTTGGCGTCCACTACGCCTCTGGTGCGGGACGTGTAGCGAGCCAGGATTTCACGGCTTCAGGTGTCACATCACCCGCTACAAAACGCAGGTGCCAGGGTTCGCTTTGCAACTCCCAACTAAATCCAAAGCGTTGAGCGTTCTTCAACATCCACGCCAAGCGAGCGCCGCTGGCGTTAGCGATGTCGATAGCGATACCAAGGTTATGGTTCGAGGTACCTGGCACCGCCATCGGCGCCATACCTTTCTTCAGGTACCACGCTTTGCCTTTGTAGATGCGCGGCTTTTGCTTGAGGAGTTTCTTGTTCGGGTTATCGGTGTGCCTTTGGTAGAAGCCATACTCTTGGGTTTCGAGCGAACGGTAGGTGTCCGCTTGCGAGGTTGGGGAGAGGTCGATACCTTCGGCGTTGGCGGCTGCGTCCATTGCTTCGTATGCGTCAGCCGCACAATGATGGAGTTTGCCTTTGCCTTCAATACCGCGAAGAAGTTCAGGACCGAGTTCACCAGGTTTTACCCCTTTCAGGTGGGAACAGAGGGCGACTTTGACAATGGGGAGTTGTGTTGCCACAAGGCTACGCCTTCTTGCCGAACGCTTCCGCGATTTCTTCACTCGTCAACTCTCCGTCGGTGGAGGCGGCAGCAAGTTTCTGGACGACCTGTACGACTGCCATGAAGCCTGCGAGGAGGGCGGACTTGGCTACTGATACGCCGATGACTGCGCCGCCTGTGACGGCTGGGAGGGCGTTGGCAAGGAAGAGGGAGAAGAGACGTTGCCCCAAGTCGAGGAACTTTGCGAAGGTCTTGTTTGCTACTTCCATGAATCTACTCACTGTCTTCCCCTATCGTGAAGGTCAGCACAGAGTGTAGCACCAGTGCTACACCAGTAATCCATAGCGCTTGACGCAATGTCGGACCCGAAAGGGTAATAAGTACTAGCCCCGTGCCCGCTAAGGTCCACGAGTTTTCAGTGATGTAGTCAAGGACGCGTTTCATTATCGGCGTATCCTAGTCGCACCCGCAGCCGTGATAGCCGCACCAATGGCAATAAGGGCGCGACGTTCCCCGACAGGGATGTTGGAACCCGTAGGAATATAATCATCCAGCCCTTCTTTGAAGATGTCCACTTTCTCTTCGAACGCTTCCCTGACTTCGGTGGGGGCGTCTTGGACTGCGGCGACCAGTTCAGCCACCTGACTCTCATCAAGGGTGGACAGGTCGAGGGCTTCAAAGATTGCTTCGGCTTCCTCGTTGCTGATGGTCGCGAGTACCTCTGGGTTGGTGGCGAACACCAATGCTTGCTCCGATGTCGGCTCCTCGGGTATGGTTGACTCTGATGATTCTTCTTCTGTTTCCTGTTCTGGGAATGTTTCTTCTGGTGTCGTTTCTGTTTCTAGCGTTGTTTCGGGTTGAGGCATTTCAGGCTCGGTTGTCGGAGGAGTCTCAGGAGTTGAGTCCTGTGGCTCGTCGTCTTCTGGCTGAGGAGGCGTGCTGTCAAGGGGAGGCTCTTCCTCCTCGACAGGTTCCGTAGTCGTTGTAGTTTCTGGCTCGGGTTCTGGCTCGGGTTCTGTGGTGGTGGTTGCTGGCGGCACATAAACAGTCGTCGTCGTAGTTGTTGTCGTAGTTGTGGTCGTGGTTTGTTCAGTAGTTGTCGTAACCAACTCTGTAGTCGTGGTAACAGGCTCAGTCGTAGTTGTCTCTGGCAACGTCGTCTCAGGAACAGTCGTCTCAGGTACGGTTGTTTCAGGCACCGTGGTCGTGGTGGTTGGTGGGGTGGAGGTTTGAGTGAACGCCTCATCAGGGACGATGGCCCAGCCTTCGTTGTCAATGTTCCAGGCGAGCATGTAGCAGGTTCCGCCACCCCATTCAAAGAACCAGCCGTCTAACGGATACGTGCCAGCCCCAACATCAAGGCTGACTTGCTGGCTCCATGAGCAGCCTTTGATGTTCCATGTGCCGAACTCGGTGTCTGCGATTTGGATGGTGCCGCCGTCGTCGGCTGCGACCATGAACTGAATCGTCTCATGTTCGGGGAGGGTGATGAATCCTGTGTAGTGAACCATGAAGAGGTCGTATCCGCAGTTTTGGAATGGTTCGCCGTTGAAGTTGCGGTTGATGTTGTTTTCTGTCTCTGACCCGCAGGTTGGGTAGAGGTCGTCTACGCGGAGGGGGATGCCTGTCGGCTCATAGGTGTAACCAACGGCGTTGAGTCCTGGTTGTGCGTCGGCTTTGGCTGGGGCAGCGAGCGCGAGGATTGCTGCTGGGAGAAATATCAGCCATCGAAGGCTGTTATTCGGGCGCATCCTCAACAGGTGGTGTCACGAACTCGTCAAGTTCAGCGTCGTAGATATCGCCAATGCCTGCGTATTGACCCCTGAATGGAGTGCCACCCAATAGGTGATGTGAAACCCCATTCTCGTCGCGGTAAGTGTTGTATGAAGTTCGTTTGCAGACCTGACCCGTTCGCTTCGTCGCATAATAATTTTCCCACGACGAGACGCCTTCTGCTAGGTCATCCTCATCACGCCCAACGATTACTTCGGTGACAACACCTGCGGTAATAAATGCGTAGTGAGCCATTAGAAAGTCACCGTGTCCGTTCCAGCAGTAAAAGAATAGTAGCGGTAAGTCTTGCCACCTGATGTGTATGTGTCTGTGGTGCTTGTTAGACCTGCACCGATAGATGCGAGCGTTGCAGTTCCTTCGTAGCGAATGATGACAATGCCAGAACCGCCAGCACCAGAACTGCTACCACGGGTACCACCGCCGCCGCCACCAGTGTTAGCACTTCCAGCAGTTCCGTTTGATGATGGAAGTGCGCCAGCACCGCCGCCACCTGAACCGCCAGCACCACCAGAAGTTCCGCCGTCTTGCGCACCGCCGCCGCCACCGCCGCCACGAGTGACAGATGAGCCAGTAATAGATGATGCGACACCTGTACCGCCAGCCCCACCATTGTTGCCAGACCCATTCGCGCCAACAGCGCCAGCACCACCACCACCACCACCACCGAAAGCGGCGTTTCCACCAGCGAAACCTTGATTTGCCGTTCCAGCCGCACCGCCACTAATAGTTTCCGAACCGCCGCCACCTGAGCCACCTTCCCCAGTTGCGCTTGATGATTTCTGTCCGCCACCACCGCCAATGCTGGTGACTGACCCAAACACGCTGTTGCTTCCCTTGATGCCGTTTGACGCTGATGCCGCTGATGCGCCAGCACCAACAGTGACAGTGACAGTATTTCCAGTAACAAACGCAAGAAAACTTTCTGCCGAAGCACCACCACCAGAGTTCTCACCAACAACGGCAGCACGATAACCGCCTGCGCCACCACCACCAACGCCGCCATTACCAGTTCCAGCCGCACCTGAGCCGCCACCAGCGACGACGAGAAACTCAACAAGTTTCACGCTAAGCGAAGGCGTAGGTCGCTTCCCGAATGTTGCGATGCTTTCACCAGAACGAGTGCGCTGACCAAACCTAGACATCAGACACCTATGCGGTGATGCGGTTCACATAACCAAAAATGTTGATAGCGCTAGTCGTAGCAGCAAAAGCAGCAACAACCAACGGAGTCGCATTACCTTTGATAATTAGACCAGGAACAATCAAAACAAGACCTGATTCAGCGGTAATGGTCATCTCCATGATGTCGCCACCAGCAGTTGCACCACCCCACTCAATCGTCAACTTGCGGTCAGTCGTATCATAATTCGCTGCATACAACCAAATCTCATCAGTTATTGACGTGTTCGTAGAACCAGTATGAATCGTTTTGCCTGGGGTTGCGGCATCGTCAATGTGAATACCACGACCATCCGTGGAACCGCTGAGAGGAATTTTGCTGAATGTTGCCATGATGCTCCTATGCTAGCCGAAGATTTGTCCTGCGAGAACGAACTGGTCATCATGCGCAATCCCAGCCACCAATTTGGCGACAGTTACCGCACCGTCAGCAATCATCCCCGAAGCAACAGTCCCCCAAGACGGGTCAGAACCATTCGAAGTCAACACCGTATTCGCAGAACCAACAGCCAAACGCGTCGGGTCCACCGACGAGTTCATCGTCAACAAATCACCACGAGCAGTCATCGCAGACGTGAACTTGTTCGCCTCATCAGCATCATCCGCCGTGAACACAGGGTAAATCGTCGCACCAGACGCATGACTCTGAGCAGTCGTGTCATCCTGCGCACGAGCCAGGGTTAGCACGGAGCCTGAGATGGTGGCGCTGCACTTCTCCTCGCTCGCAGTCCCAGGACTGATGACAACATAGAAGGGGACGGCTGCCGTTGAAGGCCAGCCTGTAGTAGCAGCCAACGTAGCCGACGTATCACCAGCCGCCAAAGCGTTCGTAATGGTCGTCTGCGCCGCTGCGCCCTTATATTGTCTGCGAGTTACTGCTGGCATGTTGTCCTATCTTACACTACGCATGACGACTATAGCAGTACCTTCAAAGTCGTTCGTCCGATGGGCGTTCACCAACTGGGCTATCTGCATCTGCACGTTCTCCACTACCACCGCGAACGTTTCTTCGTTCTCCTGGTAGGTGACCACTCGGGGGGTTTCCACAAGGTCGCGCAGGTAGGCAAGTTCGCGGTCGACGTCCTGCCAGTATTCGCGTCCGTTGATAGACAGTTTGTGGTGCATGATGAGGGGGACGGAGAAGATTTGGGAGCGTAGCGGGGCGGCGTAGGCGCGTGCCATCCAACGGGTGAGGGTGGGTCCTGTGCTGGTTACGGCATCACGGGCGAGGGTGACTTTGATTTCGGCTTCGAACACTTTGTCTTCTAGCCCGTCGAACGTTTTTTCTTTGACGTTCGGGGTGGACAGGGTGGCAAAGTCGAAGAAGTCTCCGCCGTCTGATGCCACCGCCATCGTGACTGAACCTTTCAACGGCAGGCAGCGCAAGTCAAGTTTGGGGATGAACTTGGCATCTGGGACACCCCAACGGTAGATGCCTGAACGTAGGTAGCCAGAGGAGACGAGGTTGGTGGCGTGGGGTGTGAACACGCCGACACCTGAGACGGTGAAGAGTGGCTTGTTTTGGAACTCGTGGATTGACTGCACCGTACCTTGTGCCGTAGCCATCAAATCGGTTGCGTACGCGGGCTGGTTAGGGGAGATGAACACGGAGATGTCCATGCGTCCGATGCCTGTTGAGGTGGAGTCAAAGTTGGACCATGAGAAGTAGACGTATTGACCGATGCCTGCCATCGCTCCGACTGCTGCACCTGTTTGTACGAGTGGTCCGACGGTGAGGTTGCCGTCGGTGTCTGCCGAGCAGAAACGGAATCCTGTGGTCGTACCCAGGATGATGTAGCCGAGGTAGCCGTAGATGGATTGGACAATTTCTCCGAGGGGTAGTTCGGCGGCTGCGGTTGGGATGGCAAGTGCTGTGCCATCGGCTTGGATTTGCGTCTTGTAGATGATGCTCGTATTGCCTGCGTAGCCTGCGGCATAGATGTGGGTTTGTCCAGCAGCGAAACCGACCCAGTTCCAGTTGGTGTTCGGATGCGTGTAGAGCGGAGACGGGTTATTCGCTGACGACTGTGCTGGGGTGGTGATGTTCCAAATCTTGCGTTTATCGGTACCCTGACCTGCGACCATCAGACGCCCCCTGACGTAAGCCAGGATGCCAGCCTCAATGCCCGTGATGTACGCCGACGAAGTGGAGATGTCTGCTTTTGTTTGGTCGATGTCGCCGTTGGCGTACGAGTAGAACACGTTGTAGCCGTCAGACGTAATCGAATACAAGTTTGATGTTTTGGTACCTGTCACCGTTGTGACCGTCACGAAATCGCTGGTGTATCTAACGGTCTGTCCGTCAGTTCCATAGAGGCGACCATCAGCAGTCACCGCATACAAGTTCGTACCCGAAGTTGGGTACACGTTCGTCGTATCCTTCAACAGGCTAAGCCGACCTTTCGTCCACGGGTCCACACCCTTGCTTGTATAGAACCTGTACGCCTCAGCGTCAGCCGTATCCGAATACTGTTGCCCTGCCCCGTAGTGCCACGATGACTGCGAACGACGCCACAAACCCTGCGGGTTCAACGCACCTTCGCCAGGTTCCGTTGACTGGTCAACCGAGTCACGAACACGGGCATCGAACTGGCGGTTGAACGCGTTCGCCTTCATGTCCACCATGTACGGGCGACCGTTGATAGCGACAGGGAAAACGTCGGGAACTAACTGGGTTGCACCCGTCCCTGTATAGAACGATGTTGCTGGACGGAAAGCGTCTTTGAAACGCGTCAGCGTAGCCATCGGCTACTTCCTAAACTTGATTGGGTACTGCGCCTTCAAACGTGCCGCCTCCGCAATAATACGCTCACGACGCAAACGGGCAAGACTTGTAACCGAATCACGAACAGCACCAGGAGGAACCTCATCAGGTCGACGCGTATCCCCCTGAGCCTCAATGAAGTTTCGTTTGATTTCACGTCCGTTCATCATCCGCAAAATGACACCAGTTTCCACAATGTCATCACACGTAGCAGGCAGGAAGCAGTTGGTGGTCAAGTCGGATGACTCTGCGGTGGCACGCACAAACGGGGCCTTATAACGCACACGTACCGAACCTGCCATCACAGGCTCATCAAACACGAGCGTGTTCCCTGACGCGAAATCGGTTGTTGGCAAACCTGTTTGTAGACGCACGTAACTCAACACAGGATGGTCGTCGGCAAGATAGCGGAGACGTGCATCCAACAGTTCGATAATTGTTCCAGAGTTCGTAATGTTGATTTGACGGTCCGAACCGTTATAGGTGAGGTCGGTAGTGACGACACGGAACAGTCCGTTCATCGTTGACGACAAGTCGTCCAGTTCAGCGTTTACTGCATCGAGCATTTGCGCTCGCGGGAAGCGCGGATTGACCGTAGCAAGTACGTTGGCTGAGTGAGCCGCAGCGGTCGTGCCGCTGAATCCTCGTTCCACTGTGAGCGTTTTGGTTGCCGTGTTCGCTTCCCAAACGTAAAAGAGTTCTGATTCAATTTCGAATACAGAACCAGCACGAAAGCCGCCAAGGTCATAAGACAGAACAACACTTGTCGTGCTGCTATCGAGGCTTGTCGCCAACTTGTTGCGTTCTTCAACGACCCCTGCCAACATCTGACGCGAAGCCCTGTTCAGGACCGTCGCAACTGTCGTCATCTTACTCCGTAGGTACCGTACCCTGGGAACGAACCTGCTTGTGCTTTGGCAGACGACTTACGAGTACGCTTGCCCTTCTTCGCTTTCGGTGCAGGACGATACTCCTTCGCAGGAGCGCCCTTCACGGAAGACTTCTTGTTCTTTGGGAGAGGCATTACTTACGCTTGCCCTTCTTACCGCGCTTCATCTTGCCGTACTCCATCATCTGTTCCTTCTTGGACTCAGACTTCTCGTGACGCATCTTGGCAGCCTTGGACTTGTACTTGCTCATGGGTGTTACCTCCTTGGAAAGACTACCACTTTACGCGGTCAGCCCAATATGCGGCAGACATCTTGCCCTTGGCAATGTTCTTGGCGTGACGGGCTTTGAACGCACGGTTGCGGGCACTGCCCTCTGGGGAACCTTTGACACCCTTTTGTCCGAAGCGAATCAGTTTGACTTCGCTACCAGATTTGGCAAGTACCGCATGGGATTTCTTGGGGTGGCTTGGTGTTGCTTTGGGCTTGTTGTAGCCAGCAAAACGTTCACCTCGATAGTTGATACTCATTGACGTTTAGCCCACGCGTTATCGACAAGATTCGGGTAGGGGCGACCCGCATCGGCGGCACGTCGTTTCGCGGCAGACTTCTGCTTCGGGGTCAACGGCTTAGATTTTTTGTTCGGGTTCTTTTTGTCCCAGAACGCTTTCTTACTTTTTCTTTGCACGGCGAGCCTCCGAAAGTGCGATGGCAACAGCCTGCTTGCGCTTGGTTACCTTTTTGCCTGATGACGACTTCAGCGTTCCGCGCTTATATTCGCCCATAACTTTTTGTACCTTGGTCTTTTTCATCGTGCCTCCACTGTATACGTATCAACATAGCCAGCAGCAAGCACAACGTCAAGCACCCCTTCAGGTACCCGCAACGGCTCCCCTTTGATGAACTTGTACGTCTTGCCTGCGATGTCGCATTGGAGGCTGCGTTTCAAGGTGACGTGATGCCAGAGGGTAGCCGTCTCGGTTGCAAGGTCGGTGAGCAGGGTTCCTGCGGGCAAAGTGTCTGCGAGTTGGCGGGCAGCCGATGTCCAGGACCATTTGCGAACCTCGGGCAGTTTGGCTTTAGCCCACGCCAGATAGGTGTTGTGGTTGGCGTACATTTCACGCATTGCCTCCGCCAACTCCCGTGGGTCGGTTTCGTCCCAGTCGCCACCATAGATTGACGGTGACGGCTTGTGGCCCAGAACGAACGGGGCGAGATAAGCGAAACCTTTCTGTCCCGAGGAGTCATTGAGAATCGTTGGGATACCGCACGCCATTGCCTGCAACGGCATCAACCCGAAACCTTCACCTCTCGTGACGGCGATGTAGCAGTCGGCTTGATGAAAGTAGTCGATGGTTTCTTGGTCGGTGAACCAGGCTCGGTGCATAAACACGTTGTCAGGCAACTTGAGGTCAGGTACGCCGTGTGCTTCAGGGTTTGGTTTGAGGTGGAGTTCGGCGTCAAGGTCAGCAAGTTTGAACGCCTCCAACACGATGTCCAACCCTTTACGCAACCACTGTGACCCGCCAGCATGAAACCTGAACCTGGGGTTGGCTGGTCGCTGTTTGGGTTTCCAAATCTTTGTGTCCACCCCCAACGGAACCTTATGCACATTCTTGTGATGCCGAGAAAACAACTCAACGTTATGGTCGCAAGGGACGATGATTTGGTCGTAGACGTTCATCCAGTCAATGAATCGTTGGTTGAGTTGGGTGGATTCCCACATCGTGAAACAGGCTCGCCACTGATTCTTGTAGAACGTTTTGATTTGGTATGGCTGCATCATGTTGACCATGACGCTCGCATGTTCGTGCAACGTCACATCCTTGGGCACGTGGTCCATGAACCCTTTGAACATTGCACCGTACCCGTAACGCGGGTGTGGATACCCCAACCAAGATTGGTAGTTCATTCCGATACGCTGACAAAGTTCCAGCGGCACGCATCCCCAAAGGGGATACGGGGCAAATCGTGTTGCGCAGACAAGGCGGCGAGATATTCGTCAATTACTTCGCCAAAGAACGAAAACGCGTTGTCGCGGTAAATATGCCCGACGGTGATTGTTGGCATCGGCATGACCGCGATGGTTTGCATCGCCAATGCCGCCCACGCCAACGGGTATCTAGTGTCAATCTTGTCCAACCCCAACCGCAGATTCATCGCGTCACGACGCCACACCGACGAAGTAATCAACGTCGACGCAACCAACACCGATTTATCTTTTAGCGTCTGAATGTATTGGCGTGTAGTCCCTTTGAACCCTGGCAGTGTTTCTCCCGCATTAGCCGAATAATGCAGGATGCGGTCAGTTCCATCAAGCATCGGCAACAAGTTCTTGATGGTCCCAGGCAACAGCGTGTCGTCATCCCCGATAATCCACACGTAGTCCCCAGACCCGATAGACAGCCCCCTGAAAACATTTGGGTCGCCGTCAATGTTATGTTTGCGCTTGGAGTATTGGACACCGCTGTATTTGGCTACGAACTGTTCTGCGTACCCGTCGTTGTCGCTTACGATTACTTCTACGCCTTCAACAATCTGGGGCATGATGCTCGCCAAACATGCGTCAATGTCTGGTCGCTTGTATGTCGGGATGTAGATGGTGAGCCGCATCAGTCGGCTATTTTTTCTAGTTTGGCTGACCCGTCAATCTTCGTTGGCTGCCCGCCAGTGCGACGGATGCGCTTGTAGGCATCCAGGTCTTTGTCTAACTGTTTCTCTTTCGCGTTCAAGTGTTGGACGTTGTGGCGTGTTGGCATCGCAGACCCAGACATGCGCACATGCGAAATACGGCAAGCGAAACAGCCTTCAACGTCGAGTGTCGGGTGTGTTTCTGCGTGTTTCATTTTCCCCTACGAAATGTATGCGCCGTAACCTGCCGCAGTAAGACTAGCAACTTCATCAGCCGACACTTGGTTATCCGTCCCACCCCAATACACCTTGGAGATGGTGGTGATGTCGTTCGGTTCGTTCTCCGTGTAGGTGCCGTTGGTGAGTAGGAACACGTTCCTACCGCGAGGTTCGGCATCGAAATGTTTGAACAGCGAATATGCCATCCGCGCCTCTTGAGAATCAAACTCCTTGGGTGGAATACCCAACACCATGAAGTCGTCGGTTGGTGGTCTGAAGATGCTCATGAGACGTAATCACCATAGCCTGCTGCAACCAGGTCAGCCTTCTCTTCGGCGGTCACGACGTTCAATGTGCCGCCCCAATAGACCCTTGAAATCAAGTCATAGTCCCGTTGCTCAACTGACGTATAGGAGCCGTCAGTGAGTTTGTAGATGTTGATGCCAGCGTAGGTGGGTTCGGCGTAACGGAACAGGCGACCCGAAACAGTCATGTCGTTACGGTCAGCGGGGGCAATCTCCGTGGTTGATGGGGTGCGGAACACGAGGTTCTTGAATGTGGTTGTTGTGCTGGTTCCGATACCAGAGCCAGTGCCAGTAGCGGTAGCCAGACGCGCACCGATGCACTCTTGAGTGCCCGTGCCTGAACCTGTGGCAGTACGAAGCAAGCCGCGGATGAATGATGCAGTTTGGGTGCCCGCCCCAGAACCAGTCGCAGCCCTAAGAATGATAAGCAGCCCGATTGCAACACTGTCTGTGGTTGCTTGACCACTCCCCGTGGCGGTGCGTGGAAGGATTTCGAGGGCTTGGGCAGACTCTGATGACGTCCCCGAACCCGTAGCGGTACGGACACGCACATAGACAACCGATGTTGATTCTGTGCCAGCACCCGAACCCGTTGCCGTACGGATGAAAGTAGTAACACCTGTGGCTGTCTGCGTGCCCACCCCAGAACCCGTGGCTGTGGCAATACGGATGGTGAGACTGTCAGCGGTTTGGGTGCCTGTCGCTGAGCCTGTCGCTGTGCGTTGCAGGACTCGTGAACCTTCCGCAGTTTGGGTGCCTGCGCCTGAGCCTGTGGCTTCTCGTGGGACGATACGTAGCCCTGCGGCAGTTTCGGTGCCTGTGCCTGAACCAGTAGCAGTACGCAAGACCACACGCACACCTGTTGCGGATGCGGTTCCACTGCCCGAACCTGTGGCGGTGCGGGTGATGGTTGTTACGCCTGTGTAGAAGGCGGGGGTGTTGCGGTATGCGAATTGGAAGTCGGTTAGCCCGTTGGGGCTGGGGTTGGCTGGGATGACTGCGTATTCGCTGCCTGTGCCTGTGCCTGTCGCGGTGCGTGCGACGACAACCTGGTTGTAGGTGACGCCTGCTTGGTTATAGGTGTAAGCGGAATTGTTGTAGGTAGTCATTGACTACCCTTGCAATTCAACTTTTTCTGCAATATTCCCAGCAGAAATCCATTCAAGATACTTTTGATAATCCGTGTTCGCTGGGTCTGGTGGGATGCAAGAAATTGTGCCGTTGCCGTTCCAACGCATAATTGACTCACCAGAAATCTGACCAGTATAGGTGTCCCGAATGATTCTGATTTCGTAGTTGGACATCACAACTCGATACTAAACTCAAGGGCGGTATTCAGCAATGTGGTCGGTCTGCCGTCTGCTCCGCTTGAAAATCCGCCGAACTGTATTTGTGCAACAGAGTAATCAACGCTTGCGCCAAAACCCGTAACAGAAAAATTGGTCGTTTGGGAACCTGTTTGTTGTTCTGCAATGGTCGGATTTATGACAATGGGGGCCGCAATTGCTGTTGCGGTTGGGGCTGCACGCATTGAGGTTGGAAACGTGACGCTATACCTCGCGGTGTTTGAACCGTTGAATATGCCTGGTGAGCCGTTGCCGCCTCGCCAATAATATCGCTGACACTTTGCCAGCGTCGTGCCATAGTCCTCAAACTCGAACGGTGTCGCAACCGCACCAACTTCCAACTGCACACCCGTAATTTGCCAATAGTTGTTCGTAGCAGCAGCAACATTCACCTGACCGACAGCACGATTCGCATTGGTGCGAGACGCCCAACTCGTTGCCAAAGTCCCACTCGTGAACGTCGTACCAGCACCAAGCCAAAAATTAGCCGACAAACTATGAGCGCTATCGTTGTCAAACGCGCCAGTCGTATCCGCAGGAAAAGTAATCGTCTTCTTCTCCCAAGTAGCAGAAGCCGAAATACTATATGAAGCCGACACAGAACGACTATTATCCTGGTCATCAAGTTCAGCAATATAGGTGCCAGTCACATTCGACTTCACCCAAAACGACAACGTGAACTGCTTGGCTGAAGAAGTGCCTTTTGCAAACTGTTGCAAGTTCTGGCCCTCAAACCTCTGCTGAATAGCACCATTATCGCCAGCAGCAGGAGACGCATCAGCAGTAGTGCAAAGCATCCTCAACGACTTACGAAACCCAGAACCTGTAGGTGCATCATTCTGGATATCCTGAGTCCACGTCCCAAAACTAGAAACAAGAAAGTTGAACCTATCCGCCGTCAAATAACCACCAGCAGTATTACTAGTCACCGAAGTGGCACGTTGCGCAACCTGCATCGCACCATTGACAACAACATTCCGATTTGATTGCGAAACAGCCAACAACCCCTCAACCTTATAATCCAACGATGACGTCACCGCAGACGAATTGACACCAACCTTCGCCTGCAAAGCCTCAATCGCATCATTCGCATCAGCATGCTGACCAGCATGAGAAGGAGACGTCAGCGAATCCGTAGACGTAGGATTCGTCAAAGAATCCAAAGATGTAGGAAAATTGGTCGCCACTACGGGCTACCCCTTAGTCCAACGAAAGCGTCAACGAAGTGATTTGGAAAGTGTCACCAGCGGTAACCGCAGCAGAAGCAGAGAGGGCACCAGTCCACAAACAGTTGCCAGCAGTTGAGTTATCCCAGGCTGACCAATGGCTGTACGTTTCGGTCGTGGAAACGTTTGTCCACTCCAAGGTTGCAGAGGTCGCAATAGAACCAGATGAGGCAGCCGACCACGAAGCCGATTTGCGGTCAGTATTCGTTGCCGCATTGCTCGTGCCTTCTTCGCCAGGGTCGCCCGTGTGCAACTTGATGTACACCGTGGATGGTGCAGTCCAAGCGGCGCGACCAGTCAGGTGGTCAAGAATCTTCAATTCGGCGTAGTTAGAAATCGACATCAGTTACCTCGCGCAAAATGATAGCAGAAAAACAGAAGTGGGGGGAGCGGGGTAGGGGAGGAAACCCCGCCCCCCCACCGATTCTGTCTGAACTAATTACTTAGTTCGCGCCGAGCGACGACGACGACTCAATGCGACGCAGCGAAGCCTCGCGGAATCGTGCGTAGCCACCAAGCCAGTACCAGCCGACAGGCTGGAAGCGCTGGAGCACGTCGACCACTGGACCGCGCACAACGCGTGGGAACGCGCCATTGCCATCCACAATCGAGTGAGCCTTGGCGAGTGCCTGACGTCCACAGATGTGGGTGCAGTACGCATCCACGGTGCCCGTCGAGCCTGAGCCGTTCGAGGCGTTCTCGAAAATCTTCGCACGTGGCGTCTCAATGAAACGCACACCTTCGAAGGCTCCGATTTCGCCGTTGTAGATACCTGCTGGGTCGCTGTACACGTGCGGGTCACGCCACGACGCAACACCCGTCTCGCGACGGAGGTCGTAACTTACATCGGGGTGGATGTAACCCATGTACATGCCGTTGAACGAAACGGCGTTGGCCTTGCGAAGAGCAGCAACAATGCGGCGAACGTCGTTCGCCTCAATGATGTCTGCTGCCGCAATGTTGTTGCGAGCCGTTGGGGTGGTGGTTCCGCCACCGCCGTACACGACGTTGGTGCCAGCGGCAAGCACGTCACGGATAACTCCGTCGATGCTGATACCAGCGTTGTAACCAACGAGGTTCGCGGCTGCTGCATCCACGTCAAGGAACGAGGTGCCACGCAACTTGGCGGTGGTGTTGACGGCGTTGCCGTACTCATCCAGCGTCACTTCAACTTGGCTGTCGCCCATCACCACTGGGGTGACGTCGGTGTCCTCGGTGAGGGTGCTGGTCTTTTCGCTCAAGTCGTTGAAGATGGTGAACTTCACGCTTGAACCTGGCATTGCTTGTGCGACTGGCATCACGTCTGCAACCGCGTCGAACAGAAGTTCGGAGCGGAGTGCGAAGTACGCAATCCTGTCAAATGCAACCTGGTCTGTGAGCAGGCTGCTCTGTTGTGTCTTGGACATTACCTGTTATTGCTTTCCCCCGACAGGCACGGGGGCCTGCGGGCTAGATGTTTTCTGCTTCTTGCCTTGCTTGAGCCAAAATCTGCATCACTTCATCCTGGTTACGAGCCTGGTTGAGTTTGGTATTCCAGTCAACAACGGGTTCGCTCGTCTCGCCAGCGCGTTGTGCTCGCGTAATGCGATTCCAAGCGTCAGCCTCAGACTTGGCTTGCGCATTATCCGCAGCCGCCTGAATGAGTCGGGCTTCTTCCGCCGCTGTCCTAATCGCCTCGGGGGTGATTTCACCTTCGTAACCTTTTACGAAATACTTAGCCATCGGGTTATCCATTGGGATTCCCGCCTTCACAAACGCATATTCGCGTTTGAGTGCTTCCGCTTCCGTCAATGCTTGCTCTTTAGCCTTCAACTCTTTTTCGAGTTGACGCATCCGTGCCCGCACTGGGTCCTTCGGTGCCTCATCGCCAGTTTCGTCTTCGAACTCGTGGACGTTTGACATTGGCTCACTCCTTTACCCACACCAGGTTGGAGGTTCCTGGTGGCTGTTGTCTTATGTGACGTGCTAACTGTAGCACATCATCGTCTACGCATGTCAAGTACCCTACTGTGCGGTACCGACACCCGTTTCAACTGTGCCCGATGTGGCGCCCGAGGTGCGAGCGAAACTGCCGCCGCCCATGAACTCTCCGACACGTTGAGCGCGACGACGCTCCAACTCCTGCTGTGCCTGCACATCGAACCCGAGAGCCGCCCCAACCTTCTGCTCCTCAGTGAGGGCTGTTTCTCCGCCCATCTCCTGATAGAGACCAGCCAACTGACCAGCCCTCTGGAACGCAGCCTGGGCTTGCTCAGCGGTGTAGCCGCGAGCCACCAAATCCTCTGCAGTAGCAGCGGAAAGCCTCAAATTTGCCTGTTCTTTAGCACGGGCAGCAATACTGGCTGCGTTGGCCTGACGAACCAGAAGTGGAGTAGCGCGGTCAGGGTCAAGAAAATAGGCAGTCAAACCAGCCTCATCAACATTGTAAAGTTCCCGCATCTGCTGTTTTACTTGTGGGTCCGCTTCGGAAACTTTACGATAACCTTCGGTAACACGCGTCGACAGTTCCGATGGGGAAACATCGCCTTCAAGAAGTTTTTCGAAATCCGACGTTTGGTCATAGAAACCGACTGGCAAACCGCTAGACCGCATAAGGTCACGGTACTGATTTTCCAATGCGAGATAAGTGGCAGGGTCCAATTCAGGTAGTCCCTTTGCGGCTCTCTTGGAGTTGGCTGCAAATCTTTGTTGATACTGGGGAGTATTTCGGATAGAGAATAGAACGGCATCGGGGTTGGAAATATTTACACGCTCCATTGTGTATTCACCATAAACGACATCCGCAAGACCCTCCAATCCGAAAGTAGTCAACGCTGCCCTAATGGTGTTGCGTGCGTCGGCGCGTGGTTCGAAAGCGGAAGAACCCGCACCTGGGGTGGTGTTATCTGTTGGCACCGTGTCTGGAAGAGTCACAAGACCAGCAACCCCACTTGGTCTTTCCCCCATATCCCCTGGCAATCTTGTGGGCGTATCCATACCCAACGTTGCCCGTAAAGCGGCAGCCTGTTCTGGGGTTTGATTAGCGAGCGCTTCGTCAAGTTGTTGACGCAACTCGGGAAGTTCAATAGGACCAAGTGGCACGTTACTCATTTACATCACCTTTCCGAATGCGCGAGCCAGGGTTAGCGCAAGGTCGGTGGCGTCACGGTTCGCTTGGGGTGTGAACTGGTATCCATAGTCGGGGTTGCTACGCAATTCTTGTCTCCATTCAGCCAAGGATAGTTGGCGAACATTGCCGTTTTCGTCCCGCTTGGACAATGCGGCACGCCACTTTGGGTTTGTGAAACTGATTGTGTTCGGGTCGGTTTGAAGAACTTCTGCCGCTTCCTGTTGGTAGTTCTTGAAGATTTGTCTAATGGTCAAACCAGCGTCTAGTTGCTGTTTTAAATGTGGCATTTCCCCCATGACGGCCATTTTTGCCCTTGTCCGCAAACCCTGTTCGGTTAGGACTGACGCAGTACCAATTTCGGGTTTGCCCGTCAAAATGGATTCAATTTCGGTATTGCTCACCCTGTATCCGTATTCCTCGCCGACGGCTCGAATCGCGTCAGCATCCAACGTCGAGGTGACTGCGGCCTGGACTTTGTTGGTTTCGGACAGTTGCGAGAAAACGAAACTTCGTAGACGTGTACCTTTCAGGTTTTGACGTGCTGCACCTTCAGCGACTCGTTGTAGTTCGATTTCGTCTTTGAATAGGTTGCCGTAGTTGGTGCGAATCGCATCAACTTGGGCTTCGGTGAGCGAACGTTTGACTTCTGGTGTGGCCTTGTTCCAGTTTTGGATGTCTTTGTCAACCTGCAAGAAGTATTGAGTTTGTTGGAATTTCGTATCAAACAAATCCTTCGAATATTCTGGGTCGACAGCGTATTCGATGAGAAGGTCACGAACTTCTTGAGAGTATCCACCAAAATCGTTATCGAAGAAGATGGCGTATTCTGGGTAGTTTTCGCGGATGTTCTGAACAAGAGCATCAAGGCGTTCCTGGTCTGTTTTGTTTTTGTTTTCTTGTGCCATGATTAGCCTCCCATCACTGTTTTGGCTGCTTGAGCAAATCTAAAAGCATCAGCATCGGCACCAGACTTTTGACGTAACTGCTGTTCTGCGAATACGCGCAATTCTGGAGCCTGCGACCGTGCGCCACCAGATGTGATAACGCCTTGTTGCTCTTGAATTTGCAACTGTTGGTATGATTTGACGAGACGGTCAACCAATGCCGCATCTGCGCTACGACCAAGAACAGTTCCTGCGGTCTGCTGAATGACTTTGCGTATGTCGTCTGGGTTGGAAACTCGGTATGAAAGTCCAGTGCCTTGGCGTGGGGTGGACAAAAGAGAGCCAAGGGCACTCGTCCAGTTTGTGCCGTTTGTGTTGGCTTGCCCCAAGACTTGTTTGAATGCTTCAACGGTTTCAGGGTCGGCCAAACCGATTCGATAGTTTTTCCCTAGGATGCCAGCCTTGTTCATCCTTTGCTGGATGGTCGCTATTTCTTCTGGTTTGAAATTAGCGATTTCAAATTCGTCTCCATCAAAGTAGCGGACATTAGCGGGCATCGCTCCGTAAGGGGTTCCCTGTACATTGGGTTGGAATCCCGTGTAACTGCCAGGAATGGCTTTTGTTTCAAATCCTCCGCCAGCCTTTTGCAAAATTTGCAATCGACGTTGGCCAGATACCCCAATTGCGCCCTGGGCGTATGATTGGCTGAGGTCTGCTGGTTGATTCCCAGTTCCTTGGTCGCCAGTCCACACGGTGTTGCTTCCACCTATACCAGTGCCAGACATCGGGACAGTGGTGGTCGTTGTCGTTTGTGGTCCTCCGCCAACAATTTGTTCCGCATTATTCCCCGCCCACATCGCTTCAACAACAATCCCTTTTTGTGAAACTGGGGCAGTGTCAACAATTTTTTGTTGCGCAGGTGTTAACTCCGCGTATTTGATTTTTTGGTTGTCGGTCAAATTTTCCATAGTTACTCTGTCACTGGTGCGAACTCACTAGATAATACTCTGTCCCACAGAGAAGTGAACTCGGGGTACTTGGCAACGATGGCTGGGGCAACAACTTCCGATAAGTGGCGGCGCAAAGCAAGGCTTGATTTGTTGTCCTTGACCCATGATTCTACGGTTACTTTAGGATTTGCTTCGAGGAAGTTTGCGAGGCTTTGGTCGCGAATATCGAAATATTCTGCGACGGCTTTAACCAATGGGTTGTCTTGGTACTTGGGGTCTTTGGCCAGTCCGCGCAATTCTTCAATTTGGGTTCGGGTTCGCTTGTTGATGTCAACGGTTCGTTCGGAGGGGCGCAACCATAGCGGGAGGTCTTCTTGAATATCGTTAAGAATGCTGTCGCGTTGCGCCCTGAACTGTGGGGTTTTGCGTAGTTCCATGGGGACACTGTTGATAAATTTGTAATAGACGTAATCGCCCATTCGCTGATGAGACTGTTCCGTGGCTTTTTCTAGGTCTTGAACACCACGTAGGTCAGTTTCATATTGCTGACGCCAAACCTCAATGTCGAGTTCGCCAGTTTGGGGACCGAAATACCCAGCGACAGATTCGTATTTGTCGAGAAGTTCGCCGTTTTCTTTAGCCCAGTTTTGCCATTCGCGTGTGGCTTGCAATCCGCCAACGGTCCCCCTAGTGATTCGACCTGAGTAAACCCAGACAAGTTCGCCCCACTGGTCCAACCATTTGCCAAATCCGACATGCGAAGGTTGCCCTCCTTTAACGGCTTCTTGTTCTTTGAGCGACAAGTCACTAAGCAAGACAGCAAGGTCGATGTTGCCAAATTTTGTTTTTGCTATCCATGAGGTCATTGGTGCGCTTGGTCCAAGTGCTGCGGTGGCGGCACGATAGCGGTGAAGAATATTCATGGCTTCTCGCGCATCTTCCCATGATTGTTCCACGCCATCACGTCCAAGATATTTGTCGCCTTGGGTATTGGTGAGGTGTTGGTGCATTCTGATAACTCCGCGACGGTAATAATCCTTCTCTGTTGGGTCACCAAAAAAGGCGCGTATTGCGTCCCCAAATCTGGCCTCATCTGTGCCGAACGTTGACAAGAAGTCATTGAGAGATGCTGGGGTGAATGGAGAAAACAAACCCCCTTCTTCGATATTTGGGGCGCCGAACGGCGAAATAAATTCGCGTAGTTGTTCGAAGTTGTTGGGGTCTGGAAAGATTTTGTCGTAAAGGTATTGGACTACGGGGCCGACACCTGGGCGCATTTGGGTGACAAGGTTTAAACCTTTGAGGCTTATGGTGAAGTTGTTGATTGGGTCGGAGTCTTTGCCGATAAACATGCGAGCCATGGCTCCTGTCATCGGTAGTTCTAATACTTTTTCGCCGTACTCATTGCGGTAGATATAGCCTTCTTCTTCGGCGGTTTGTAAAAAGTTGGCAGTGTTGCGAATGATGCGTGGCGATTGTGAGGCGAGTTTGCTCCACGTTGTAAACACTTCTACAAATGAAGACAGGAACGGAATTGTGACTTTGTGCTGTTGGGCGAGTGATGAGCGGGAACCCTTGTAAAGCAAGTCGTTGGTGGTTTTTGTTGCAAATGCGCCAGCAAGTTTGTCGGCATCTTCCACAGTCCCAGCGCCGTTGGCTAACGCTGCCTGAACGGAGAGGCGGTCCAAACGGGGTTTCGATACACGTGCTTTTCTGGCACTTACTAATGCCTTTTGCGCTTCTTCTGGGGACATGAATTGTAGGAGTTCTTCCATGCGGTTCCAGTAGTTCGCTTTCCATGCTGGTCCGCGAGACAAAAAGTCAGATGTGCGTCCGTAGATTCCTTCAAAATACCCGCGGTACAGCACGTTGAGTGCGCTGTTGAATTTGTCAAGGGTGTTGCGAAATCCCCTAGCACTGAAAGCCATGTTGGGGTCAACGGTTTCCATGCGCGGGAAAACCCTGACCCTGATTGGGGCGTGTGGTGCGTCAATAAACGTTCCCGAAATGTAATCAGTGAGTGGGGCTGATGCGACGCCCCTGCCACTTGATTGTTTGAAAATTGCTTTTTGTCCACCGAAATTTCCAGTGGCGACAACTTCTAAAAGTTGCGGGTCGCCCCCAGTGTGATGGGCGATGTCGACGTCGTAAATAAGTTCTGCGCGTTCTGAGGCTATGGCATAGTTGTCATATCCGCCGTTACGGTACGATGTTTTTAGGTTGGCGATATTTTCAAAGTAGCCTTCAAAAAATTGACGTCCTTCGCCTTGGTATAGCCAGAGTTTTACGGCATCGAAATCGTTAGACAGCGGGGCGCCAGTGTATGGGTGGGTTTCGCCAGCGGTTACGTGGTCTGTGATAGAGGCAGTTTTTCCGTTGATGGTGATTTTATCGGTGGGGTCAAGGCTTCGTTGTGCGATGCGGCGGTAGTCGGGCATGGAGTTCATGTCCGCAAGTTCGTGTGTCAATCCGTTAACCCATGATTTTCTAGTTGCAGCGGGTGTGGGGTTGTCTGCTGTATCGACACGTTCTGGGAATTGGACTGCTCCCCGTTCGCGCATATTTATCATTGTCGGCGTATATTCGTTAGTTGCAGACATCCATGCGCCACGGCTTCGCGGCCCAATCAGGGAATTGTAAATTTCAAATTCCTCGTTGGGGATTCGTGCTTCAAGGTCTTTGACTTTTGTTTCTAGTTCGTCAACCATGTTGACAAGTTTTTGTTGGGCTGGGGTGAGTGTGACTCCGCGTGTTTGTTCACTTTGGAAAAATAGGGCTTCGTTGTATTGTTCTTGTGCTTGTTCGAGGGTATTCCAAAATTTTTGAAGGTTGGCAATTTTGCGTGGGATGGGGTTTCCTGCTGCGTCGACACCCAGTTTTCGTCCAAAAACAGTGAGGACCCATTCCATCGGGTGTTCAAGAATTCCGCTTAAATTGACTCGGAATGCTTCTTCGACCCCGACGCGCATGGTGTGGCCAAGTTTGATGACGGCTGCTGGTTTCCAATAATTTGTCATATAGCCGATGGTTGCGTTACGTGCAGCCTCGTATGTTTTGGCGGATGCTTTACTGACTCCACCTCCTGCTGCTTGGCGCCCAAGAAACGCACCGAAACGGCTATTTAGCCTGCTTACTTCGTCGATGACTTGTGGTGGAATAATGTAGTAATCGTCAGCCATTAGTTGACTCGTCCGTAATGGGCCTTGGAATCCTGGTTCCATGTATGGAAGTGGAACGTTTGTTGTCAAATCGTTGTAGTTGAAACCCATAACTTCATCGCGGAGTTTTTGGCTCCAGGATGTGAGGGCGTCGATTTGTTCGTCGGTGAGAATCGTTGTCGCGGTTTTGGCTGCTTGTTGTGCTTTTTGTGCTTTTGCTGTCAGGTTGGGGATGTCGGCTACGAGGCGCTGTTCGGCTCGCTTCAATGTTTTTCCTGCAGCCTGTCGTGTTTGTGCTTCGAGGGCGCGGGCAAGTGTTTGTTCTTCTTGGGTAATTTGTCCAGATAGTTGGCGAAGTCGTTTTCCAATGGCGTTTGCTTCAAAATCGCGCATAAAAGTAAAAAATTCGTCTTTGGTTCCATTGGCCATGACGCCAGCGAATTTGTCTAGCCACATGTTTCGTTCTGTATATTCAAATCCGAATGTGCCGAGAAGGTCGTCGACGTTGCGGGCGGATTGTTCGATGTCGGTGAATCCGATTCGGGTGGATTCGGGCAAGGTTTCAAGTAGTCGGCTGCCACGTTTTTGTGCAACGATTTTGATGATGTTGGCCTGCCCCATGCGAAGGGTGTCGAGTGTGCTTCTGCCAACGTTGCGGACGTTATAGCCAGTATTGAATGATGCGCGGGCTTGGTCAAGGACATTCCAAACATCCGTGACGTCAGTTGCGGGGTTTCGTAGGTTGTCGACAAGGGATTTTGCGGCCAATATGCCTTCGCGTTTGAGGACTGTTCGCCATAGTTCTCCAGCGTCCAGGTCCCCAGAGCGGACGGATTGTAAGAGGTCGGTTGCCCATTGTGTGCCTGCGGCAGATTGTTTCCACCTGGAATAGTTGTCTTGAATGATGGTCGGCAAAACATCGCGGACTAAACCAATTTTGTTGTATGCGTCACCAAGCGCTTCATCAACGCGTGGTTTCCATACATCGAAAAGTTTCTGGGTATCGAACCCTTTGAATTGGTGGCGTTGACCGCTAAGAAGAAGAACTTCTCGGTCTACGGTTGGCGCAAGATTCTGTGTGAAAGTTCGGTATTGCTTGAGGTCTGACGCTTGCGACGGATTGAGTTTGGCTCCAGATTGCTGAGCAGCGATTACACGGTCCTCAAGGTCGTTGAATGCTTTTGTGAAATCTTCGTAGTTTGAGATGCGGACTCCGCCAACACCAACCCGCGAGGTTTGTGCGGTGGTTCCTGGGCGGAATCCTGGCAACCAGTTAAATGGGTCTACGGGATTTTTTAGTGACACGCCCAAGTCGATGGTTCCACTGATTACTCTATGGGTGAAGTCGTCTTCGCTGATGACGTTGAGTTTTACCAGTGGATATGCTGCTGCACGTCCGTAAGTGAAGGCATGTGAGCCAACCCGTGCGCGTTCGGCCTGAATGCCAGCCTGTGCGCTTTGTGCCGCGGGTCCACCAGGAACGAATCCCGTACCCATGTCTGCTGTTCCCGAACCGTATATAAATTGTTTACGGAACTTATCCCAAAACTCGCCAAATGTTTCGTTTTTGTTGTGGGTGTTGGTGAGCGTTTTCCATTGTTCGCTGCCCACCCATGTGAGCAAAGTATTTGCGTCTTGCGCGGCAGCCAGCGATGACCTAACTGCGGGTTTGATGGCGTAGTCGATAACGCTAACAAGGGGCTTTTCGATGATATCGGGGGTGATGTTGGACAGTGCTCTGTCGGCCCATGAAACGCCTGAGCGGTATTTTTCGCCGACGGTACTTTTTGTATCCTCCCACCAGCCCTTATTTTCAGCCATAGGCGCGTCCCATTCGCAAACCATCACGCATGTCGCGCAAAAGAATGTCGCCCGATGGGTCAACCTCTATCGCTTTTTCGATATAGCGAGCACTTAATTGTTCTTGTTGGTCATTCTCTTTTGAAATGTCTGCTGGCGTTTTCCCCATTTCCATCATTTTGGTTGCCGCATATTTGGCGATTGCGGGCAATGCGGCTTCGTTATCGGAAAGCACCGTGCTAACTAAAATTTCTGGGTTGACCCATGGATACATCATGTACGCTTCACCCAACCGAAGGGCGTGTTGTTCGTTATACATTTTGCCGTAGGTTTCGCGGCGAGATAGGCGCGAATTTACGACGTCTTCAATTTGCTGATATTGAGAGTCGAGGGGTCCTGGCATTACTGTGATTCCAGTTCGGCAAGAAGTCCAAGCAAGGCGGCGTTAGGGAATTGAGCAGCAATTACGCGTACCCGTTCAGCCAAATCAGGTTGTGACCCCAATGCTGGAGCAACTGGAATGGGTAATATTTCGGGACCTGGGCCTTCGCCAAAAGGTGCACCAGCAGTAATCGGCTCATCAGGACGAGCAGTCGGAGAAGTCAACGAACCAGGGGCAGCAGGCGCGACGCGACGAGCCGCCTGTTGTGCACGCTGCTGAGTTGGTGCTGAACCAGTTGGCATCGCTTGAACGCGACGTTCCTGTGCGGCACCCTCACCGTATGTTTGACCTTTGAACTGTGGCTGAACCATTTATCCCCCGAGTTGTGCGAGTAATGCTTCTAACGGCGGTGCGCCAGCAGGACCAGCCACAGGTGCCTCAGCACCCATACCTGGCATCGCTAACCCTGGCATCGTCTCAGGGGAACCCTGCGGCATTGCTTCGGCTTGGCGTTGACGGGCACGCTCATCAGTTTTTGCCACAGCCTCAAACAACGGAACATCTTGCTCCACAACGAGACGAGTCAAATAGGCGAGGTCTTCTGGCTGGTATGGGCCTTGCGGGTTGGCTGCCTGCTGCTGGATAGATGCGAGCAGGGCGTCTTCGACGCCTTCTGCGATGATGCGGTCATGCTCAAAGTCGGGGTCCGAAATCAGCGGGTCTGCTTCGCGGGCAGATTCTTTCGACATCAAACCAGTACCAAGACGTTGACCCAAGCCGATAATCAGGTTGTTGACGTCGGTGCCAGCAGCCGAATATGAAACGAAGTGGTAGTCGGTCTGCCACACCTTCATCGGCGTGTACGTTTCCTGTCCCTGTGTCATACGACCAGACATGAAGAACGTCTTAGGTTGAGAACCCCAATAGGCTTTCTCTAATGCGATTGCGATTTTATCCTCGTGGAGTAACGAGTTGGCAAAGATTTCTTGTGCTTCTTGTACACGGTAATCCACGGTCGCAGAAAGAACGGCTTCGCCGCGGCGACCAGTTCGGATATTGGTTGCGGACTCTCCGCCGAACTCGGCGGGTATCGCGCCTTCAAGACGTTCTTGGCGCTCCAAACGGTCGAGGGCTGTGTCGGTTTTGTAACCAGGATTTAGTTGCAACTGCTGGATGTCGCCACCTTTGACAACACCCAAGATGCCTGACTTGCCGTCAGCCATCTGCAAGATTTCAGGATTCTC